ACGCACAGCAATAAAGATAACACGGGTTCTTGTTTGAGATACACCATAGTAACGACTGTCCAACACCTGAGCGCAAACCTCGTAACCAATCTTCTCAAAGGTGTTAAGTATCTTGTTGAAATATTCCTTGGCCTCACCGATAGTCAATCCCTTGACATTCTCTGCGACAATAACCTTTGGTTTAATTTCTTCTGCAACTCGTAAAAACTCAAAGAACAGGTCTTCAATATTCGTTACAGACTTGCCATCAGAATAGTTCTTGGTTTGACCCCAACCATCAGAGTGCTTACCAGCAACCTTCTCTATAGTCACATTACCAAACAGATCAACACGTTCTTCTTCGTGTACATTGTGAGATAGTTTACCTGCCACAGAGAATGCTGAACAAGGCGGTGATCCATCAAGAATATCAATCTCACCTACACCCACACCAGCTGCATCTAGGAAATCTTTACCATTGAGTTCCTTGATATCGCCGGGCAAAATAATCGTGTCTGGATAGTTCTCAGCATATGTCTTCTGTGCCTCTTCAACAAACTCATTGATGACTAGAACCTTACCACCAGCAAGACGATAGCCTGTAGAGGAGCCACCCCCACCAGCGAAGGTGGAGATGACTTTGAACTTCTCTTGACTAGACGCATCATATACATCTTGTAAATTATATGGGGAGTACACCATTGCTCCAATCTCTACAAATATCCATCATTCTTTTCCTACCTTTAAAATTAATCTCTGTATTATTTAGCAATGTTTCAAACAGTTTATCTACACCAGCGTTCAAGTGTAAATTTTGATGAGGTTTTATTGTACCAAACTTTTTAAGTTCTGTAAAGTCTCTTCTAATAAAATGTTTTTGTTTAGGTTTGTTTAACTCTTCGTAACTCTTACTCATCAGCAGTTCTCTTACATTTGTGTCTAAGTAAGGTGTTACATGGATTTTATTATGTTTAGTGGCTAGATTAGTATGTTCTTTTAGACCAGCACAATCGCCATCCAAGTATGCTAGTCTAAATTCATTAAAGGTTAATTGTTTTTGATTATGTTCTTTACAATATCTTGTATAGTTATCCCACTTTTTATCACTAGAGTATCGCATCATTGCTTTCTTACTGGGCCCAAAATAACCATCTGCACCCCAACCAGTTAGAACATATTTTTGATTTTTTATCTGTGGATAGACATATAAAAAAGGAAAGACACACTCAAAATGAGTTTTCTTTCTACATTTTAATTCAACAAGTCTATGCCAATCTCGTACAAGATTATCTGTAGGAACCTCTACTGTTTGACACTCTAACCATCCCATCTTATCAGAAACCTCTTTGGCTTTCAATGCATCATAAGACGGTTTATCTTTTAGGTGAAAAGTGTAGGGGAAAATTTTCTTGCCAGCATCCTGTGCTGCAAGTGCGACAGAAACAGAATCAACGCCACCCGACAGCAAGACGGCAACCTCACTGTCGGGTACGTTGTTTTTAATATGATCTATTAGAAGGTCTTTAATCAATGTAACCCTCTGCCCTACATTCACTTGTAGTCAGTGGCAGTTCTTTTATAATGATGTTGTACTCAGAGGAAATAAGATTCTCTAAATCTGCTTCAAAGGTTTTCTTATAACCCTTGTATTTTTCTGCAATCCTTTGTTCCTGTGTCTTAAACTGTACTAATACCAACCCATTCTTCTTGTACTTCTTTCTTCTGATTTCTTCCATAACCTTACCCATCTTAAAGATATCAGCTGAAATCTTATACACCCAATCATAATAATGTTCTTCACTAGTATCAGTATATGCTGCAACTTTATCATCATATTTCTTTTTTAGCTCAGGATTTGCTCTCAAACCTTCATCACTAAAGTCTATAAGATTATCCTTCTTTAGTTGAAGACCGATATTTTCGTATCTTTGCCATGCGATGGTAATGGCCCTATTAATTTTTTTTGTTGACATTCCATTGGATTTCAATTCCTTAGAAATCAACACATGATCGTAATCTGGAAGTTTAGACTTACCATCATCAGAAGTTTTTACTAGACCTTTTTCCTCTGCAAATTCAATCATCCATGTAGCTGCAGACTCAGGACTCTGATTTAATGATGGCTTTTCTGGATCAGGATTACACCTGTTACTCAATGTAACAAAATCAACACCCTTCAATCCTTTCCACATTGTATGCGGGATGTAAAAACCATTAAGCCCAATACCAGCAGGACAATTAATATTTCCTCTGGATCGGTGATTACCACTCCATATCGCAATACTACCCTTCTTATATTTTGGTACGTTATCTACAATCTCACAGTCCATCAATATCAATAACGGTTCCCAGTTATTTGGATCAGCGTCTAGGGTAAATTTATAGCAAAGAGTATCAACATGTGATGCATCAAATAACTCATCCCTAGTTTGCAAGAACTGTAGCAGTTTAATAAGATTTGTTAGTTGTTCTTCTGGAATAAACTTTTTTGTAATACCATTGACAGTTTCACCACATTCAATGTCTTGATGTTTCTTCAACATTGGGTTTAGAATAGCCCATAGTGTGTTAAGGTCTACAGTAGATGACGACCCCTTACCATACAAACCGCCACCATTTGTTTTGTTATACCAAAGTGCTGAGGCAGCCGCACCAATACCATTGTCTGCTGTTTTTAGTAAAGTACTTTCTTCAAGTGCCATTTCTTCATGTGCTCCATATTTTAAAAGTTCAAAAATTACCCTTTTAGATCGGGCAAGATCATTCTTAAATTGTTTATCTTCACTACTATGGAGATAATCCACCTTGTGATATCTAGCGTGTTTTCTACCACCATAGAATTTCCAACAATTTAATTCTTCAATCCAAAGATGCCAAAGATACAAATATGCTTCGTATTCGTCTGGAGCCTCTGGGATAATATATTCTATACGATTTTTCATTCTCCTAATTTAACACAAACACTTAGCTAAGTCAAGTCACTTAGCTAAAGAAATCCTCTAGTGTTCCAACTTCATCGTTTTTCAATATCCAGTTCATCTTATCCGTTATCACACGCAGCGGAGCTAGAAATGAATCTTCATATTGGCTAGTATAGTCAACCATAGGCAATATGTCAAGTTCCTTTGGTATCTTTGTCATAAAAGAAAACGCAGAAGCTTGATAGATATTGTCTTTGAGATTCACAAATTTCACCTTGTCTCCTTCTTGAATAGTAACGTACTTATTGCCAAGTTTGTTCTCATCTACGAGATGGTTGTAGAGTATTGCACCCTTAACATGCTTGGGTGCGCCGAGTGCAAATAAACGATCTGTTCCACGAAACTTCTTCAGTCCATTACAGGAGCGAGGATAGGCAATCTCTTCTGGTGGCAATGTCATAAACTCCTCACGAAAATCTTGTATGAATGTATTTAGCATTTCCTCATCACCACCCATGATGATCCTGATTGCTTCCTTCAACTTCTCCCGACATGGTGCAGGAGTTGAACTCTTAACGCTTTCTAGTCCCATGATCTTGAGTTTGGGTTCCTTGAACCGCACACCTTCCATATCATACAGGTTTAGAATGTATCGTTTCTTTGCAGTCCAAATTCCCTTGTCAGCGATTGCCTCTCTACCCATCTCCATCTTATTTTCGTATGCGTTGGTTACTTTAGCAAGAGCCTGATAAGATGCAGAAATGTGTAATTCCAGCTTCTCTTTTGCAACCTTGTCCAAGAAGTTGACAATAGTGTTAGTGTCTGTTCCCTCTTTAAACACCTTACTAACCAACTTGTCAAAAGTGATGTATACGCTGTCTGTGTCCGAAGCAATAACATAGTCCACGTCTTTCGTTTCCAAGATTTTGTTAAGATAAATGTTGAGACTTTTTTCAATCCAACGAATAGACAACTGGCCAGATGAAGTAATTGCAGTGGCAACCAACAAATCAAAATAACGAAACCAATTGTTCCCAATAGCACCATATGCGCTGTTAAGAGAAATCTTCTTCGCCATTTGGATGTTGTTGTATCGGGCAATGTCTTTAAGTAGAGACTTTTCCCCAGTGTTTTCATACTCTTGTTGAGCGTCGAGCATAAGTCTTTTATATTTGACACGATCATTATACATGCCCTCCATTAATTCTGGTAGAAACCCACGTTTGTCTTTGCGAAAGAATGCACCATTAGGAGTCATGCAATACTCTGTATCGTTCTTTACCTTGCCTGCCAACATCTTATCCACCATACCCTCAACAAGTTCGGCGTCCTTGTTTACTAGTGTCTCAGGTGAGATGTTGTACTGCATGATAAGATGAGGATACAGAGAGTTCAAGTCAAACGACATAACCCATTTGTGCATACCTACCTGTGGGTCTTTCACATAGGCACCTTCAAACTTATCTACCTTCTTGTGTTCTTTTTTCTGTGGAATCACAAGGTTTCTTTCGCGCAGATAATTGTAGATAAGAATATCCCAATACCTCACAGTGCCAAGCACATCAGTAAAGTTGACCTTTGCCTCATATGCCATCGTCAATGCAAGTTCAATCAGCTTCATCTTGTCTTCAAGACGGTCAACAATCTCCACATCTTGAATGTTGTATTCGATGAACGACTGATAATCTTTAGTGTACCACTCGCGGAATGTTTCGTAGGGATTGCCATCCTTGCGTTCACCTAGTTCGACAAACGCAATGTGGTCCAGACGATAGGACTCCTGATTGGTGTATGTAAACTTACGATACAGATCAAAGTAATCCAGCGCAGCGATACCATCCAGAGTATAGACTTGGTGAGTACGGCCCATCTGATACACATCACGGGCAAACACGTTCTTCCACGGAGACAGACGTTTGACTTCTTCCTCATCAAATACGTTGCGAATACGATTGCAGAGATAGGGAATATCAAAGAACTCTGTATTCCAACCAGTGATAATATCAGGTGTGTGTCGTTCCCAGAATGCTAGGAACTCTTTCAACAGATGTACTTCACTCTCACACTGCACATAGGTTACATCATCACGGTCTGTGACGAACTCACCGATACCCCAAACAACGATGCGTTTAGTCTGGTGGTTTTTGAGAGTGATAGACAGCATAGGTTCTGCTGCATCTTCTGGTTTGGGGAAACCGTTCTCACACTCCACCTCAATATCGATGGTGACCATGAGCATCTGGTCCAAGTCCCAATCAATCTGTTTAGGATACTCATCAGCAATCCAGCAATAAGGATACTGTGTGTTACCAAACATAATGTCTTTTTGGTTCTCACGATCAGATACCCACTGTTTGGCTTCCTTGATTGAATCAAAATGGTGTGGTTTTACACTCCGACCATCCAGAGTTTTGTAGCCAGTCTCCTCACGGGTATTGACCAGATCGAACAGCGTAGGTTCATATTTAACTCTGCGAGTCGTGCGTTCTCCATTCCTGACTTCACGAACAAGAATGGAGTTACCGTATTGCAATACGTTTGTGTAAAAGTTCATATAAAGACTATATCAGGTTTCCGTAGATTTGTCAAGGGTCCAGTTGTCACGATTCATATACATCTTCAAAATTTCTTTAGTGATGCTACGGTCCTGACCTTTGATGAGTGGTTTTGCAGCAGACTTCGAAAGTACTGCCTCTATTCCCATCAGGCCGGGAGTAGAGTTGACTTCGATAAAATATGGACTTTCCTTGTCTCTATTCTTTGCAGGAATAAAATCAACACCAACAACCTGACCTTGAACTGATTCTGCTGCTCGTAAAGACTCCTGTGCTTCACGTTCTGTCAATTTATGTGCTTGTGGTTCTGATCCCTGTGAGACGTTGCTTCTAAAGTCATCTCCAACGACAGGTCTTTTGATTGCACCTAGAATTTCACCAGCTGCAATAATAACACGAACATCATAATCTGTCTTTATATATTCTTGAAGAAGAATATCAACATATTCATCTTCCCTGTGAAGCAACTGAATAACACTATGAAGTGCTTTTAGACTTTCAATCCAGATAACACCAACACCCCGTGACCCAACAGCGGTCTTGAGAATCATCGGGAACTTATTACCCAATCTTTCTGCTGCATCCTCAGCACCTTCTGAATGGCGAACTAGAACTGTGTTTGGTGTACGAATATCATTTTGTTGAAACACAATCTGGTTGTGCCATTTGTCATTACAAATGTCATGACATATAACAGGATTTATAAGAGTGTAACCCTGACTCTCCAGATTGAGACAAGCAACTCGCCAAGACAGATTACCTGTCTTAACAGTAGAACCAATACCTCTGGCCATAACCAGTGTATTCTCAGGATTTATGCGAAATGGTTTATCATACTCAGCATCATCTTTCATACCGGGCAGTTCTACCTTACCATCATCATCCACAGGGAAAGAGTATACCAATTGGTCCTTACCCTTGTCTTCCATGTACATTCCAGAAAACTCAGCAAGGTACACTTCAATACCCAACTCAGATGCTTTCTTGCGAACCATTGGTCCAGTTTCATTTGGATCAAACGGGTCATCATGTGACAGAATCAATAACTTGTATGGTTCTTCTTTTGCCTCAGTGATGAATGACTTGAACTTTTCCATTAGACTTCTTTTTTCTTCCCAATGTTATATTTGGTTTCTAGTGTCCAATCACCCTTCTCAGAATATGACAATACCTTAATCTGACTAAGAGGTGCCATCTCACCAAGTTCACCGATAATATTGATTAGGCCCCAATCCTTCAACAGATTTGCAATAGTGTTTCTACGTTGCAAATCATTCTTATTTAGATT